TTTGATCCTACACAGGAAGAAGAAACTTATAGTATGATTACAGCAAACAGATTCTGGTCACAGATATTTGGTATTGCTTTCTCTAACAAAAGATTCTTACACTTCCTCATGTTGTTCGTACCTGTCATGGGTATGTGGACATCATCAATTGGTATTGTAGGTCTTGCACTTAACTTAAGAGCATACGATTTTGTATCTCAAGAGATAAGAGCAGCAGAAGACCCAGAGTTCGAGACTTTCTACACTAAGAATATACTTCTTAATGAAGGTATGAGAGCATGGATGTCATCTGTTGACCAACCTCACGAGAACTTCGTGTTCCCAGAGGAAGTATTACCAAGAGGTAACGCACTATAAATAATGTTGACATTCTTTCGTGCGATGTCTACAATCGGAACTTACAAGACTCCTTCACAGGGGCCTTTTTTTGTGGTATAATATTCTTATGTTGAAAGAATTGTTATATGATTATGAAGTGCCTTCGGATAAGAAGGTAACAGATTTTGATGTAAAGGTAACTAATATACAGGTCGTCAGAGATTTTATACAATCATGGCACTACTCTAAGAGTGTGAATGGATTGAGAATATCTCATGTGTTTGGATTATATTGTGATAATCATTTGATAGGTGCAATGATATACGGGCCACTAGGTATGGCAAATGCGTGGAGAAAGTATGGAGAGAGTGAGAGTGATGTCATTGAACTGAGGAGACTATGTTGTATAGATGACACGCCTAAGTGTACGGAGAGTTACTTCATAGGAAAGACTCAGAGGTGGTTGAAAAAGAATACTGACCACAAGATCATTGTTTCATATGCAGACGCATACCACGGTCATACAGGAGTCATATATCGTGCAACAAATTTCAAACATGAAGGACTAACATCGCCAGGCAGACTCATAAAATATGGAGATAAAACTTATCATGATAAGGCAATCAGAACAAAGTATAAGAATGTATTAAAACCTTTTGCACAGAAATTAAGAGACGCACTGGAGTCAGGAGATGCACATTATGTGAACACGCCAGGCAAACACATTTACACTTTTAGATTGAGATGATATAATCTAAATAGTTTTTTTAAGATAAGATTATGTCTTGCGATAATCACGAGAAGATGAATCCTGTTGTACATGCTTTGTACCATGTAAAGGAATGGGATAAGAAGATGGCAAAGAAATTTCAAGATAAGTTTGGTTTATCAGACTATCAAATGAAATGTATATCGTTCGCTAAAGGATTTATCATCGGTGCTATTCTCCTTTGAGACAACCTTCGGGGACGGCGTAGACCCTTGGTACGATAAAGCCGAGAGATGGGTAAAAAAGAAATTTAAGAACCCATTTGTACAACACCTTGCATTAGGATTCATTGAATGGTTAAAAGGTAAGTGGATCGATGTCAAAGTTGCCAATGCAATGAGAGATATTGATAAACAATCAGAACAAATCAAACAAATCTGGGAGGAACAAGATGTCAGAGAAAGCACCCCACACATTGTGGAGACAGGAGTATTTGGAGATGAAGGCTGGTCTGTCGAAATTTCAAATCCAGTTGTTGAAGGAGGGTCCTCATCAACTAGCACAGGCATGGTTACTCCAAGCGATGCACAACGATTACAAGAAGATGAAGGGGATCAAAGAACCTCCTAGTAGAGAGTCAGGCTATCAAACAACACTCAAAGAATGGTTTCAAACAGTATGAATTTTACCGTTTACTCAAAATTAGGATGTAACTATTGCGAGAAGATTATTTCTGTGTTACAATTAGCAGAACTAAACTTTGTAGAATATAAACTTGACGAAGACTTCGACAAGAAAGAATTCTACTCTCAGTTTGGAGAGGGATCTACCTTCCCTCAAGTTACAGTTGACGCATATACTATTGGTAGTGCTGCCGACACTGTTAAATACTTACAAGAATACAATTTAGTTTAATTATGATTCACTTGCGTGACGACATTCTTAAGTCACAAATTCGTTATTATGAAGGTTTAATCGCCAAACATAAACAGAATGTCGAAGTTTATCTTACCTACCCTGTAGGTATTGGAGAACATCCAGACATCATGGCGGCAATAGAAACAGAAATTACTTCTATTGCACAAGCGCATGAGAAGATTGAAGTCATCAATCACTATTTCCAAGGGAGGTAAAGATGCACGGAAACTTAGAACCAGAAGAGGATTGGTTTAGATCAACACCTAAAGAACATATCAATGATCTTTGGGAAGATATGGACAGACTCAATGCTCTCTATGAAGAGATGGATTGGCCATCTGATGATGTCTTGGAGTTCACTCCAGACTATGCTAACAACTGTATCATTATAAAGAACAAATCACAACATGGAAGATAGAGATTACTTAGAACTATTAATCGCTAAGGTTAATAAATTAGAGAAGTCTATTGATGCTATGATGAAAACTATGGAAGAACATAAGTTGGAACATGGTTTCGATAAGATGAAAGACGGTGGTGTCAATAGGAACTTTGGAAGCACAATGGGAGGACCTATGGGAGGGCCTCCAGGCATGGGAGGAGGAATGGATCGTGGTTATGGTATGCCTGGAATGGGTGCTCCTATGTCAGACCCATCAATGCCACCTGGCGTGTAAAATCAGCTTTTAAAACAAAAAAAGCTGGAAAAAAAATTCGGGTAAAAATTTGAGCCGTAGGGTCGCATGAAATTATTAGGTCTAAGATTAGACTCTCATGATGCAAACGTAACATACTATGATGGAGAGACCGTAAGGTACAGATCTTTTGAAAGAGATTATCAATGTAAGCATGTTGGTTTTGAGGATGGGATATATGAGTGGACAAGAATACTAGAGGATTGGAATATTCAACCTTGGTTTGTTGATGGTGTTTGTATCATCATGGATTGTGCTGGAAGTGAATACAAAAGGATGGGTGTTGTACATGAATCCATCACTATCAATTCTCAGAAAATAACAGAAGTAATAGAGATACCTTTTTTCAGAGACATAGGATTTAGATGCCCTATTCATAGAATAGATCATCACTATGCACATACATTAAGTTTCTGGCCCATGAAGGTCAAACCCAATATACACTTCGTCTTTGATGGATTTGGCGATGATTGGATGTATCGTAGTGTATGGAGAGACGATAAACTCATAGACTATGGAAAGACTCCAAGTGATTGTAAGGTTACGGAGAAAGGTTCCCCTAGTCTTGGATTTATTATGACTAGGATGGGTGCTGCATTACAATTAGGCGGACACTATCTTGATCAGGCAGGGAAGATAATGGCATTGAAAGCCTTTGGTAAACATAATGCAGACGTTAACAATGAAGGGATTGATGTTGATACTTTAGATAAGATGTGGGATTTCATGGTGATAGATCATCATTTGAATGACCAACAATATATCATGGACTATATTCACACAGCACATGAATATACAGAACAGATATATCTAAAACACTTTCAAAAGTTTATTAAACCAGATGATATTGTAGGATACTCTGGTGGTGTGGCACAGAATACTATCATTAATAAGGTACTGAAAGATGCGATACCTAATCTAGTCATACCTCCACACGCATACGATCAAGGTCTGAGTCTTGGTGCGATAGAGTTTCTAAGAAGAGAACATAATTTGATGCCTCTTCCTACAGAAGGATTCCCTTTCATGCAAGATGATCAAGCACCAACTAGTAGACCATCCACAAAAACGATCAAAGATACTGCTGAGTTACTTGCACAAGGAAAGATAGTTGGATGGTATCAAGGACATGGAGAGATAGGTCCTCGTGCATTAGGTAACAGGAGTATTCTCATGACTCCTTATGACCCTCATGGAAAAGACTATCTTAATAATAAGGTAAAACATAGAGAACCATTTAGACCTTTTGGTGCCTCAGTATTAGAAGAGAAAGTATCAAGGTATTTCTATTGGAATGGTCCTAGTCCATACATGTTATATGTTACTGATGTATTAGAATCAGACAGACTTCCAACTATCACCCATGCAGACGGAACGTGTAGAATCAACACCGTCAATGAATCACAGGAAGATTACTTTATGTTATTACAGGAATACGAAAAGTTAACTGGTGCTCCTGTTATACTCAACACCTCTTTGAACAAAGGTGGTAGACC